GAACCTCTCCATTTACCAACGTCTGACATTTCACCGTAGTCAAATGAGGCATTTATAGATATAGATTGAACTGCGCGAGCAACATCATCGCCGTCATCATTTTCTACATCAACAACGCTTTTTACCTCACTAGGCAGTATAAAATCTTCATTCTCTACATCTAGGTGATGCCTTTTGAATATCGTTCCAGTTAGCGGGGTTGCTATTGGGGCTGCCGCTGAACCAGTTTTGACTAGATTTCGAGTAACAAAACTCAGGTTTTCAGTCATTCTACCGTCTACACTAATTTCGTATGATACCTCAGTGAGCAGGCAATGCTTTAGGGTTGTACTTTCTATGTTTCCCGACAGATCATCTGACCCATAGGCTACTTCTATTGCATATTCTTTGAGTAGAGATGATGAGTCCCAGCCAGAGGCGCCCAAGTTCCCATTTTTGAGTATATAGGCGTTTTCATAACTGGTGACTGAAGCTGGAGCGTAGAAGGGGACAGCGGTCGTGTTTACTTCTCGCTGTATCGAGATAGTAATCTCTGGCTTAGAGTACAGGCTTCTTTGTTGCTGGGTTCTTCCCGTGTCAGATATGCCCGTAGCATCGGCAGAGTAGTCGATACCAACCGCTTGAACGTTTTGAAGGTAGGTACCGTCAACGTAAACAGCTTGACATGCGTAAAATATTCTGTTGTTGTCTGGCATGGTTTGGCCTTAAATTTTAAAAGTCGTCTACTAGGTTTCCTACTGAATACTCTGTTACTCGGGTCTCGAAGAAATTTTTACATTTCTCTAAATCAATTATCTCGCTCATCCAAGGAAATGGATTTTGTGTATCTTCAAAGGGAGAAGGAATGTTTAAATTCCCCAACCTTCTATTTGCTATATATTGAACGTAATCAATAAACATGTCTGAGTTTAATCCCAAAATACCATTTGGCAAAACATCTCTCGCGTAGTCTAGCTCAAGCTCTATGGCCATTTCTATCTGCTCAATAGTTTCCTTCTCAAAAGCTTTTGTCCAGACTTTTGGGTTGTCTTCTCTAATTCTATTAATCAGCTTGGTTCCAAACTCAATATGAAGACTCTCGTCTCTAAGTGTATACTGTATCTGCTCACCAACTCCGGGGAGTTTATTTTGCCTATTAAAAGAGAGAAGCATGGCGAATCCAGAGAAAAAGAAAATACCTTCACATATAACATAGTATGTAATCATGTTACGCAAAAACTCTCTTTTGCCTTCTATGGTATTAATATTAAATTCAGGCCTGTTAATGTCAGTAGTGATGTTCATTAGGAATTCATCCTTAGCTTTAATACTAGGGATTGAATTATACGCCTCATACACTTCATTGATATCGAGGTTCAAAGAATCACAAATATAAACCACCGTTAGGTTGTGTAGGCTCTCTTCGTAGGCCTGCCTTAAGATATACTGGCGGCACTCTGGGTCTGTAACAAACTTAAATACAGACAGTAATAGGTTGTTCGCAACAAGAGATTCGCTTCCGGCAAAAAAACCAAGACATCTTTTGACGACTAGCTTCTCGTCTTCGGATAGTAGTTTAGACTTCCACTGCTCTATATCTTTAGCCATTGAAACCTCTGTAGGCATCCAGTTGTTTGCCGCTCCATCTATAAACAAGTCCCAAGCCCATTTATTAACATGGGGTAAAATCTGATTAACAACAGCAACCTTGTCTGATATGATTTCCTTAGTTTTTTTCATCTTCTTTTATTCTTTCAATTATTTGAAATACTAGGTCTTTCACCTTTTCTAGTTCCTCGGGCGTTAGTTCAACTATATATTTTAACGGTGAGGTGGGTGACTGCCTAAATTCTTGAAATATCATTGACAGCTTTCACAGTCTGGGTCTGTAATTGAACAAGCCTTAACTTGACTTAAATCCTCATCTGAAACAGTCTCTTCTTCTAGGGTAATTTCCTCCGCCAAGACGGGCCCATCTGTGGAACTTTCTATAGTTGACTTCTCAATCCTTGTCGCTGACTTTCCTCTTAGGTAATATGTAGACTTTAGCCCACTTTCCCAAGCCTTGAAATATAGATCATTCAAATATTTCAAACTCTCGAACTTGTTATACAGGTTGAGAGATTGACCCATGTCTATCCATTTTTGTCTTTCTGCGGCGGCTTCGATCAAGATGTCGTAATTAATATCAAAAGCAGTTTTGAACTCCCTTTGAATATCTTCATCTATATCTAACAGCATTACGTCCCCGTCTGCTGTCTTAAGGGCATCTATTAACTCCTGACACCAAATACCTTTTTTCTTGGCCATTGCAACAAAATGCTCATTAACCATAGTGAACTCACCGCTAAGGGTGGAGTACACATAGAGAACAGAATAATCTGGCTCTATTGACTGAGAACATCCTTGTATATAAGAAATGGTTGCCGTAGGAGCAATTGCCATTACGTTACTATTTCTCATCCCGTGTTCAGCGACCAAAAGTCTAACCTCGTCCCACTCCTCAATCGTTTCAAAATCCTCTTTTTTATACACATTTTCTGGGCTATGCTTCTCTCTCTGGTTCATTAGGTCGCAATATGTATCTATGGGGAAATTGCCGTTATCCCATTCGGAACCCTCAAAAGAGGGGTATGCGCCCTTTTCTTTGGCTAGTAAAGCAGAGGTTTTGATAGCATGAAACGAAATAAACTCCTGTATTTTACCGCATATAAGCACGGCATCCTTTGAATTATAGGGTATTCCTAGCTTATGTAGAATATCATGAGTTCCCATTATCCCTAAACCTACAGGTCTGTGCGAAAGGTTTGATTTTTCGGCCTCTTTTGTCGGGTAGAAATTTAGGTTTATAACATTATCAAGACCTCTGACTGCCGTCTCCACTGTCTGTTGGAGCTTCTTCCAGTCAATAGTTCTTACTTTCAGATGGCTAGTAAGATTAATACTTGCTAAATTACACACGGCAGTTTCACCAACATCAATGACCTCTCCCTCATAATATTCTGTAGGCTTGGTATGTAGGAAAATCTCTGTGCACAAGTTGCTACTGTGAACAACACCTTTGTGTTTATTGCTGTATCTGATATTTGAAGAATCTTTAAAAGTGACCCAAGGGTGTCCAGTCTCATATAGAGCTGTGAGAATCTTTTTCCAGAGCTCTTTAGCGTCTACAATCCTAAAGTTTTTAATATTTCCATCGTCAGCCATCTTTATATATTTCTTATAGACTTTAGTAAACTCTTTACCATAAGTCTCATGTAGCTCTGGGCACTCCGCAGGGTCAAACAGATACCAGTCTCTTTTTTTAGAAACTGCAACCATAAATTCATCACATACCCATAGGGCTGTGTTCATGTCGTGGCACCTGCGTCTATCGTCACCAGTATTTTTTCTCAGCTCTAAGAAGTCGTCAATGTCTAGATGCCACGGCTCTAGATATGAGCAGCCAGCGCCCTTTCTTTTACCGCCCTGATTGACAGCAACAAGAGTATCATTAAATATCTTGAGCCACGGAACAAGGCCAGAGGAATTACCGTTTGTCCCTTTGATGTAGCCTCCCGTAGCTCGAATAGAAGACCAGTCCACCCCAAGACCGCCAGCATACTTTGATAGTCTAGCCTGATTGTGTATTGTGCCAAAAATACCATCAATGGAATCATCGACAGTGCTCAAGTAGCAAGAAGATAACTGAGATCGGTTTGTTCCGCTGTTGAACAGTGTTGGTGTAGAGGGGGAATAACGAAACTCCGACATCATGTCGTACATTTCTATTGCTCTTTTTTCTTTGTCGTCTTCTCCGACACATAAACCCATTGCCACCCTCATATAGAAAGCCTGAGGGGTTTCCATTCTATTTCCGTCGATGTGGATAAAGTATCTATCGTAGAGCGTTTGAACGCCGAGATATTTAAAAGACCCGTCTCTGGGTTGCTCTAGCTTTTCTGCTAAAGCATCTAAATCATATAATAAAAGCGCTTCACTGAGGCGCCCCTCTTTAACCATCGTTTTAATATTTTTAACGAACGATTTTTTGTATTGATCTATGAATGTTTCACTCTCTACAGTTTTTCCAAAAACTTCTTTGTAGAGGTTGTTCAGCAACATTCTGGCTGCTACGTATGCGTAGTTTGGCTCCTTCTCTATTTTAGATCTTGCTGACAAAATAAGAGCTTGGTTAATCTCTGTGGTTGGTATTTTGTTATAGAGCTGTAGGCTAGCATCTAAAACCACCTCACTAACAGAAACCTCTTCTAGCGAACCACAGGCTCTTTCGACACACTTATTAATTTTATCAATGCAAACATCTTCTAGTCTTCCATTCCGTTTCTTAATTTTAATATTATTCGTCATAATCTCACTGTAGCCAAAGAACCTAAGGGTGAAAAAAAACGACACTTATAAAAACAGAGAACAGAGCAAGTAGCTCTTGATGCTCTCTGCGCCTTTCGGCGGGTCGGAGTGAATGTTGCTAATCTGCTTTGTAATAAAGCTAGACTTTAGTAATCCCCGAACATTTTATTATAAGTATCGTTGTTGGTGTTTATAAGCCTAAAGGGGCTTTACGCGCGATTAACTTCCGAAAAAGCTATTCGTGCCGTTATCATCTTCTGGAGCTGGTTCCGGAGCTGGTTCCGGAGCTGGTTCTGGTTCTGGTTCTGGTTCTGGTTCTGGAGCCTTTTTTTCTACTCCAAGCTCTGCCGCCATCGAGGTAAAGACTTGAACAAGCTCTTCATGGGATTGTTGACCCAGAATAACCTTTTCCAGCATTTTCCCAATAATTTCTTTATCTACCATTTTAATCTCCTTGATTATTTCCATGAATCGCTTGCAATATTTTGTCAGCTATTGATAGCTGTGTTTGGTGAAGCGAATCTTCTAGTTTATCTATCTTATTATCAATCTTTATCTCTATTCCGTCAACCTTATTTTCCAAAGAATCCAATCTTCTTGCTATTGAGTCATTGACTTTTTCTTCCAGCATGATAAGTTTACTCCCGTGTTTTATCACAGTGTGAAAAACCCAACCTATGACGGGCAAAGCTACGAGGCCTACTATTTGTGCTATATCGTTGATGTCTGACCATTCCATAAGGGGTCTCCTACTGGCTATAAAAATAAAAGAAAAAAAAAGAGGGGAGGGTTACTCCCCCCTTTCCGTGATTATTACATACCAGTAATTGGTGCGTAGTTGAAGAAGTCTCCGGAGTCAGCATCATCAATACTAACGGTCACAAAGTCAACCTTCATAACAAACTCACCGGGTACTGCGCGGGTTGGGTTAGCTGCGCTATCGCTATTCTGAGATACGCCATCAGCAACTGGGTCCCACATATAAGTGCCGTTAAGCGACGTGGGAGAAGCAGCAGCAGTACCACCAGCGTTAAGCCAGTTGACACGCATGTTGGTAATCTTAGCGCCACTATCTAGCGTGTGATTCCAGCTAAACTGATTGTTTCTAAAGGCTGTTAAGAGCTTAGCTCCAAAATCGCCTCGGAATCGAGCGATAGGTAGCTTGTCGCCAGCACCCATAAACAATAGCTTTGTGTTAGAAACACCAGAAAGGGTATCAGAAGAACGAGCAATAACGTATTTGCCCTCAGCTGAATAGCCAAAAGTACCGCCAGATAAGGCTTTAGCGACATTATAAATACCGCTAGCCCCAACACTTGGTAGCACGCTAGAATCGGTTGTGTTTGCAACAGCATCGTTAAGCTGAAGAGCTTTTGTAATAACGTCACCAGTATTATCATTATTGATAATGGTTCCGCCCTGTGTCTGCGACGAGAAGGCGCCGCCTGTAGTATTCTTCAAATGAGAATTTGAACTTGGAACTGCCATGATATATGACTCCTATGAATAAATATAAAATTTTATAATCCAATGATTATCCATAAAGAGTCCGGTTCCTATCCTATATTACACAAATTATCTAATATTTTATAAGACTTTATCCTTATTCCATGAATTTTTGAAGTATTAAACATATCATAGTGCCCCTGAGATAAAACAGGAAAACAGCTAATAATATTAACATCTAGATTTTCTTCTATTAGCCTTGAGCAGATTATATTATCAAGAAGGTCATCGACTACAGACCCTGTTCCTAGTATAATTTCATCTGCCCCATTTTCTCGAAGCAGAAGACATAGTTCCGGTAAGAACTCGTTATCGGCAAGCCTATACTCTACTACTGGGCGTATTCTAAGACCCTTACCCTTACAGATTTCGTAACATATCTTGAAGTCTTTTCTTATAGAATGAAGATTGCCGTCTTCTGTGTCATATCTATTGACAACTAAATCTATGGTTTTAACACCCCTACTTTGACATAAGAGAATCTCATGAACCCTTATCTTTGTCTCAGATATTCCGTAAGGGAAATCAATTATAGCGGAGAAATCGCAATGATCGCGTATAAATTCTTCTCCTATGCGAGGTATGAGCCCAGAAGGCGTGCATATTTGATCAATATTATTCGTGCTAGCTTCAAATATACACGCCAATATTTCAGTATACCTAGACTCGTCGCATAGTAGTTCTATTCTCATTTAAGCTTTTGTAATGCCTTCCAGCTTTATTGACACGCCGTCTAGCAGTCTCCCTACTGTAGCCATTTTGTTCTCCTATCTCGTTCATTGTCATTCTAGAGATATGTTTCTGCTCTAGCAATGTGCGGTACTCCTCAGGAAAATCCATAAGCACGACGTTTATGTTTTCTTGTTCTGGCCCACAAATATCAAATGGTATATTTGTAAACTCCCGTTTCTTCTTCTTCAAGTGGTTTTTTATAGCAAAAGTTAATTGCTGATATAGATATGAGGTGAATTTCACTTTTCTCTCTGGGTCAAACTTTTTAAGACATTCCCACAGTGTTACAAGCCTCATAGATGATAGATCGTCGGGATCGACAAACCTATTATATTTCGAGCAAACTTTATCCATAATTTTTTTATAATCAATACACTTAACAGCTTCATCAATATTTCTGTTCATTAGAACTCCTAATAATAATACCACCAATTTTTTGACGTAAATCTTCAAACTTATTTAAATCACTCAGATACGAATCGGTTAACGAATCTGCCATGATATAATCAATTTCTCCCATAGATGAAACAAAGATAGACCAAAACTGCTTATTGTCTACCTGTAATTTCACCGAGTCTATGGCTTCTTTGAGGTCAGATGTTACTGACTCCATGTTGCTGATATGTTTAGTATCGGTTAAAACATTCTCTATATTTAGTTTAACCTCAGTAGAACCGAAAAGTTTCCCTATTCCTATAAAAAATGTATATCTTCCCATGACTTTTACTGACTCTACACCCTCTATACTTTCTAGTTCCTCTAGCACAGCGAATGTTATGTCAAAATTAGTGTACCCAAACCAACAATCCCACCTATTGGAGGGTTTTAGGCATGAATCTACCGAAAATGCTCCATATGGTGTATAAATTACGCTTGGGCCCGAATCGAAAAATTTCAGTGGGGATTCACCCATTTCTTCTGGGGGTGAGCTAGCAAGTAATATATCTTCTAAAGCCGCTAACCCTGAATCATTTTCATAAAACTCTTCTGTAAGTGCGTTCCAGCTCTGCCAAGCTATTCTCTTAGGCTCACTCATAACTGCCTCCCGTTAATGGTTTTGTACTTAGCACAGCATATTATACACACTATTTGAACTTGACATCTGTTGGTCTTACGACTAATTCTGACTTTTCTGGTTTTTGCATAAGAGCCTCATATAGCGTCATGAACATCGCCAAATCTTCATCACCTATGTTTGTTGCTTGATCACGTAACTTTTCTAGTATGCTATTCTCATATTCGCCTGAATTAATTTGAGACATCATGAAGGCAAAATTCTCTAAATCCGAGGTAGAATCTCCCCATCCACACTTAAACAAGACGCTGCCCGTCTCTTTCTCAACGTAACAATGAAAATAGCATGACTCATGGGGCGAATCTTCTGGTTGTGTATGTTGATAGTATTCCAACATAATATTCTCCTAGTTTTTCAAGGGTTTCTTCTGAAGCTAGATTGTCAGGAGTTCCAGCTCTGTGAAACCCATCTACGTATGGAAATTGCGTAAAGTATACCACCTCGCACTCATCATCAGAGACTCTTCTAAAATCAGCCAAGGCTATATCTAACCAGCTGTAAGAGTGATGTAGATACTCCGCACATAATTTTTTAAGGCACTCATCCACAGACTCTGAATACATGTGCCTCGAAATGGGTTTATCTCCATCTGTTAGTAATGTATTTCTCTTCTTATCAAAAGAGTTGAACTTATTATTAAATGCCACCGGCAGTAGAGTTAGCTTAATCTTCATCTGCTTCTTTTTCTTCTTTTTTAGCTACTTCCAGTTCTTCCGTACCTTCTTGTGATTTTAAGTACTGACCCTTGAGCTCTTGTACTATTTGAAAATTTTCACGAGCATCTTTAAAAGCTTCCAGCGAGTTTCTAAACTCTTCAAAGACCTGAGGATGCTCACCAATACCCACCGAAGAGTTCATATAGATTCTCATGGTTAGTGCTGACTCGTCCATCTTGGCTTTGTAGTGCGACTCTGCGGCCGCAATAAAATCAATATTCATAATTGTTCCTCCTATATAAAAAAGAACCCGACGCATCGTGCGCCGGATTCACTGTAATCCAACCTCTTAAATGCACTATTCCGTTGCGCGAAGAGAATCACCAACAATCCATGCTACACCCATTGCAACAACGGTATTTGCGGTATCTTCTGGAATCCCTAACACGTCGTTAAGAACAACAACAACAATTGTACCAATTGCCGCCCAGAATCGTCTCGACTTAACTAAAGTCTTGAGTTTATCGACCATTTTAAAATCTCCTATAAAAATATTGACTGACTCGCTATTATTCTATCATCCATACACAATAAAAGCAAGTCTAAAATACGTTATCTTTAAACTTTTTGGCAGAGTTTTGCCAAGAAAATTGTTTTGCTGTCTTAATGCCCTCTATATTCTGAGGTAAGTCGCCCTCTTGTTTATTTTTGTGGATTTTCCTCATATGTTCGATTATCTGGTCTTTTTGTTGATCTCCAATAGAAGCCCATTTCCCATTGCCGTGAAACCACACTCCGTCCTCTGCTAACTCTAGGTCTGTTATATCTATAAGGTTACAGTTCGCTGCATTGCAGAATTCCGTATGCGCGGAATAGTCGGTAGAGATAACATGTTTTCCACAGCTCATCATTTCTAAAAGCTCTAGGTTCCACCCCTCTGCCCTGCTGGGAAAAACGCCACAGTCGGTCTGTTTCATTATGTTGTATACATCTACATGGTTTTTTTGGCGAGGAATTATTCTTATTTTGTCGCCAAGCTTGGAATCTTTATATAGGTTTATCCATTGCTGCTGTTGTTCGGGAGGGTAAAAGGGGTTGTCGCACATCATCCATAGTTCTACATTATCATTAGACTCGAAGGCCGCATTAAAGCACTCAACAAGAATATCGTGACCTTTTCTTATTTCCCATTTTCCGCAATTAAAAAATATAGTTTGCTGGCGGGCGGAAGAAACCGGCACAAACATATCAGAATCCACACCCAGAGGAATCACCCGTACATCAACATCTAAATGGTCTAACACGACCCTCTTTGCCCATTCCGAGCAAACAAACAGTCTGTCGTTATGAGACATGCTCCACAGCTCATTGTCGCTGAATGTCTCCAGCTCGAATATTGGAAATCCTATATGTACACCTTTGCCCACGTGGTGATGTATATCATTCTGATGCCATATTTTTACGGAAGGGCTATCTTCTAGGTTTGGTCTATACATTATAGACTGAAGAAATTCACTACCGTCTAAGGGTTCGGGTGTTCCTATCGGTATTAGCTGAACATTTTCCCCAGAAGACACTAGGTGTTTAATTATATTATAGCTTGCTACTCCGTAGCCTAAATTATTTATTGGTGCGGTTATATTAATCATACGTATGTTTCTCTGGAGAATGTCTCTACACTATTATAGGTGTGATATTAAAAATTCACACAAAATGGCTGGCTGTCGTCGTATACCATGATCGGCAAAGGTTTGCTGTGACACAAAACAGCTGGCCACAGCCGTATACCATGCTCGGCAAAGGTTTGCTGTGACAAAAGCCAGTATA